TTTATACATTTATCTTCCATTCTATTTTTCAAAAGATTGGGGATTAAGTATACCTTTTTTAAATTTAGAATATCAGTCTATGTATTTTAAAGTAAGAATAAAACCAATTAAACAATGGATAACAATAATAGAAAATAAAATAGAAAGTCCATTTTATGGAAAACGTATAGCTCCATATAGTAATACAATAGATACTACAGAAACGGATCCATATACTGACATAAATATAGCATATTTAACTCCATTTTATATTCAAACCGGTTCAAGAAATTACAATATATTTGCCAGTAAAGAAAACAATATGGTTACTGTAAGTTCTATTAATTTTCCAATCACGACGCAAGTGCCTAATGGAGTTCCAAGACAATATAATATTGTAATTCCTGATGGGGTATATAGTGGTTCATCACTAGCAAATATGCTTACTACATTATTTAATCAAGCACATAATGTTATCACACCAAATTCTGGAGGGAGAATGAGATGGGAAATAAATACTGAACCTACGAGTTATACTCAAATTACGTGGACGATTAATTTTATAGAAAATCTAAGACAATTTAAAATAAGTTATGTAAATGAAAATGGATTTCCCCCTCCAAATAGTCCATTTATAACAATACATTTCGGTTTTATTAATACTGTTATAAATAATAATAATGTTTTAAAAGAAACAGATTATATAAATAGATTAAAAGATTTAGTTAGAGGACGATTTTTAATTTCATTTAATGCTCATTGTGGTTTTTTAGACCCGGATGAATTTAAGAAATTACGAACAAGTAATATTGACTATTTAATAGATCAAAATACTGAAATAATACAATCAGGTATATCAGAAAAATATGTTAATATAACTATCAATCAAAGACTACCGATAAAAGAATTATGGATTTTACCTAGTCGTGATGATACATTTAGTCGTAATACATATGGAGAATATAGTCAATTAGAAAATTATGATAAAAAAGATGCTGATTTATTAAAACCAGTAGACTATTTATATTCAGACTATACACCGACGAATTTTTTAAGACAATATTGGTTTCACTATGCTAATCAAAAAATATTACCAACACATAATATTATAGAAAATATTTCACTATTATTAGATAAACAGTATAGATTTAAAGCACTCGAAAGCCCTTATTTAACTCTAGCACAACCATTAATACATAGATATAATTTTAATACACAAGATTATATTTATAACTATAGTTTTGCTATAAATCCACTCCAACATCAACCTAGTGGATTTTTAAATATGGACCGCATTAATAACGCACAACTAATTATTCACTTAACGAATGAACCTCCTCCAAAACCAATTTTTATGACATTACAAAAAATAATTAATGGTGGTGGTGTTAGGGGACCGCTTCAGCATCCTATAAATGGAGGAAGATCACGAGGCACAACTAGACAAATTATTAATGGTGGTGGATTAGGATTAGCAGTTCAGCAAACCTTTAATGGATTACCTATTATACCACCTAGTCCATTATATAAACCGCAACCAAATGAATTTCAACCTTATAATAATAAAACATATGCTTATAAATTTAATATAAAAGTAGTAATTGTAAATTTTAATATTTTACGAATAAAAAGTGGTATGTGTGATTTATTAATTAGGAAATAGTAGATCTTGCCATTTGGTCTACTATCTCATTAGCCTTACTATGTTCATCTTGTCGGCCAGTATGTGCCCTGACATGTTTGAGTGTTATTAGCCGCCAATACATACTGTAAAAATTATATAGTGGTTCAATGATATCGCGATTTTCAATAGGATGTTTGTCTGCTTTTAACCAACCATTTATTGACCATTTTTTACAATATTCCTGTAAACACTTTAGACTATATTCACTATCCGTATAAAGTTCAATTTTACCACCACTTTCAATATATGATTTTGTGGTTTCAAAAGCCTTTTGTATTGCTGTTAATTCACATCGTTGGTTAGTAGGATGTTTTGTATATTTTTCAGCTAAATTTGGAAATTCACCCCCCGGAAAATAGACAGCCCAACCACCACGCGCATTAGGTTTACCATTTAAAATACAACTGCCATCGGTATAAATACGAATACCTTCAAATTTGGTGGGTGTCATTTGTTCGACAGGTTTTTTAGTTGATTCTACTATATTTGTTTTTTGAGATTTTATATAATCAAATTTTATAGTTTCATTACATGTTTGTTCAATTATTTTTTTTTTTGGCATATTAAAATTTTGCAGAAAAGCATTTACTGGTTCTTCTATTTCTACTTCTGGTTTTTTAATTAATATACCTAGCGGTTTTTTTTGCTGAAATGATTTTTGTTTTTCAGGAGAATCTTGTGTTTTTGAAAAATAATCCATAATTGTTTTAAATGTCATTATATACAATAATAAGACACCTATAATTAAATATTAAACTTAATAATATTAATAAATATATATATAAATGAAAAAAAATAAAACAATTAGTAAATTAATATTAACACTTGATGCTAGATATGTATACAAAGATGACAAAAAAGCAAGAATAATAGAAATGATTTTTACAATAAAAGAAAATAAACTTAATTTAAAAATTGGCAACAGATTTGTAGAAGTGGGACGTATTGAACAAATAAGATTATGTGAATATTGTAATGAAATTGATATTAATGTAGATTTTGTTTGGTCAAAAATAAATGATGTATATAAAATAACATTAGATAAAGATACTATTATAAATTTATATGAAAATAAACACTGTCTTTCAGTAGAAGATTTAAGCTTATTATTTGGATATTTACATTATAGTGATGAACGAGCTTTTTATAATATATGTCTTCTTGATTTTAGTGATATACCTTCCCATATACAATCTAATTTTATTGATGGAAAACAATATGAATATATAGCTGTTGAAAATAATATTATCTATCCCGAAATTCTTTACAAAGTTGAATTATTGTAGAGTGAATAGTTTACTATACAACCGGGCACTTTTATCTTGTTCCAAATAATTGTATTGCTTTATTAATCTACTAACGGCACAAAAATGTCGTCTATATAATTTTTGACAATAATTGCTATAATTATATCTGCCATCTGCTTCATAGATTTGATTATAAGAAGTAAAAACTTCCCACTGTTCATGAATTGGAAGAGATGAATTAATAGTCTGAACCATTTTATATACACCATTTCCTACTAAAAATTGACGACAATTCATATATATGTTTAACACTCTATCCATATATTTCGGATTTAAATATTTTTTTTCTTTCATCTGTTTATCAACATCTTTAACGGGACTGGATCCATCTAGATATATAGAACCTTTATATTCAGTCGCAAGTCTTTTATATAACTTTAAATACATAATAGAATAGTCATTTGCTAATTTTAAATTTTGTAGTCTATATTGTTCTTTTACCAATTTACCCAAATTTTTCAATATTTTAAGACGATATTTATCAAGTTTAATAATATCTTTCAATGTATAATTAACCAAACGAAATGACTCTGGAGCAAACATTACAATTTTTGATTTATTTATTGTTTTTTATTGACATTATATAAATCAAATTTTTATAAATATTTTAGTTGTGAAACTATATATTATCAAAAAATAAGAATATAATATATGTATTTTAGGGATTAATATGATTTCTAGATGACATATCAAATCAATGTTAGAGTGATAATATATTTTAATTAGGGGGTCTATTCATAGAAACACGCACACATCCAGCAGAACTTGTATATGGAGTAACACTGATACGTTGAGCAATATAATGAGCAAATTTCCCAGTGGTTGTAGAATTTCTATTATCATATCCAATTCCATTATTACTTAATAACGCTGTCAGTATAGCTACACGTGAATTATGATTTTCATTAATAGATTTAGATTTATAATTCTCATAACTATTTGTTTTTGAAAAACTATCATAGCAAACAGTTCCATCAGATAATGTAATAACTACACGAAGGCCATCAACATTAAAACTATTATTTTTTAACCAGATTTTACTATTAGCATCCATAATATTCCAATTATTTTCTGTATCATTTTGTAAAAAATTATAGACACTGGAACTAGCAAGTATATTATATGACTCTAATAGTGCGTTTAAATTAGGAACACTCGGTGCAAACGACATTTTGTTATATTATATGAAAATAAAAAATTTCATATCTATTTATATATAAAAATGATTGAAAATTTAAATCAAAATCAGAATAATAATTTAAATTATAGAGAAGATGTATTGTATGAATTACAAAAAGATCTAATCGATGAAATAAATGAAAATAGTATACAATACATGTCATCAGTTACAAACAAAAAAATTATTAAGTTTGATTTATTAAATGACCGTTTTTTTAATAGAGAACAGTATTTTGGGGTATTAAGTCCATACAATAAAAATTATACATATAAATTAAAATCGGGTGAAGGTGATATAGATAATAATCTATTCTACATCAAAAAAAATATAGTTTATTCAAAGTATAAGACTGACAATGTAATACAAAATGAGTATTCAATAAGAATAGAAGTTACTGATTGTAATTGTAATAAAAGTGTAAAAAGTTTTATTATTAAATCATATGTAGAAGATCAGCTTAATTTAGCAGGAATAGTAACTTGTTTGTGTGAAAATAGTAAAACAATTGATTTTGAAAAATGGTTTCCTCCATTTACAATAAATGTTCCAACTATACCAAAGTATGGCAGTATTATAAAAGAAGGTGTTAATAAATTTAAATATACGGCTGGTAAAAAACCAAAAAACGATATCATTTATTTTAATACTGTTTTAAATAATCAAACAAAAACTTACGCATTTATTATAGAAAACTTTAATACAAAACGAATTGATACATTACCTAAAAAAATGGGGAATTTTACATTTGATAAAATTTTTTTTGATTTAACAAATAATGAATGGAATTTGGGAACCTTTAGCACTTCTGATTTTTATGTTTTTGATACTAATATATTTATCATTGGAAATTTAGAATTAATAAATTTATGAATTACACCGATCGAAAAGAAAAATGAGACAAATAAAAACTAATTTATATTTACTGAAAAAAATTATGAATTTCATCTATCATTATAAAGAACAACTTTAATTTAGAATGTATTATATTTGGAGGATTAGTTATAATATTACACTTTATATTATTACAAATATACAAAAATATATTATAATGTTGCTATTCTAATAATAAACAAAATACACCATCACGAGATTTACCTAAATTTTCGTTAATCTTATTTTTTAAATATTCAATTGTTTTTCCTTTGCCTTTAAGATACCACTTTCCATTTATTCCATTTTTAATAATTATAGGACAGTTATTTTTGATAGCCAGATCAATCATTTCGCCTTCCGTTTTAGTTTTTTCAAATCCATATCAATTTACGTCATTTGTGTGTCTTAAAATATCGCATTTTGAAAAACGCGTAATTATGTTGTAATTCATTGTAAAAAGAATAACGTATACTTTTGTCAAATAATAAACATTTCAATTTTATATCATATTAAAATAAAGGACATTAGACATATTAAATAAAATAATTATAAATAGTAAATATTATTATTTAAAATCATTTATCTCATCTTTTATATATAATATGTCTTATACTGCTGTATTGATATTTCCGAATCAGTTATTTGAAGATTTAGAACCAATTGTTGGAAAAGGAAAACGTATTTATTATTTGATTGAAGAACCACTTTTTTTCGGAGATAAAGAACGTATTGAAAATTTTAATGGATTAAAATTACTAATGCATCGTGCTTCAATGCAAATATATAGAGATTATTTAATTAGCAAAGGTCTAGAAGTTCAATATATTGATTATAATAAACAAGAAGAATTTCATACTGCTGTGGAAGGTTCCAAAGAGGTAATTTATTACGATGTAGTTGATCATTTATTACAATCTCGTCTAGACAACATGTTTAAAAATTATAAAAAAAAATCAACAATGTTGCCTACTCAATTATTTATATGCGATCTTGATGAACTAGCCGAATTTATAGCCGGTCGTGCTAAAAATAAACGTAAATATTTTCAAACTGATTTTTACCGTTGGCAACGTAAACGTTTAAATATATTGATAGATGAAAATGGTGAATTTGAGGGTGGTAAATTAAGTTTTGATCAACAAAATCGTGAAAGTGCTCCCAAGGAAGGTTTTCCTAAAATAAAATATCATACAACGCAAAAAAATAAGTATATTGAGGAAGCACAAAAATACGTATTAGAAACATTTCCAGATCATTATGGAAATATTGAAAATTTTGGACACATACCGTTTTCAACCGAAGATGCTAGAACTAAACTACAGATATTTTTAAAAAATCGTTTATTTAATTTCGGAAATTATGAAGATTCTATAGATACAAATAATCCATTTATATATCATAGTATATTATCATCGGCATTAAACATTGGTATAATAACACCCATGGAAGTGGTTGAAGAAGCTCTGGATTATTATTATACTCATCCAGAAACAATTGGTATTAATGATATTGAAGGATTTGTAAGACAAATTGTGGGTTGGAGAGAGTATTATCGGATGGTCTATATGGATTTATATGATGAAATGGTTAACACAAATTTGCTTGGACATACTCGTGAAATAACTGATATTTGGTATACGGGTAATACTGGCATTAAGCCAGTTGATGATAATATTCATATTGCTTTTGAATATGGTTATTTACATCATATAATTCGTTTAATGGTAATTGGTCAATTTATGTTATTATGTGAAATACATCCAGATGATATGTATAAATGGTTTATGGAGTTTGCGATAGATAGTTATGACTGGGTAATGGTTCCCAATGTCTATGGTATGGTAGGTTATAATGATGGTGGTAAAACTACTACAAAACCATACATAAGCACTGCTAATTATATTTATAAAATGTCAAATTATAAAAAAGAAAAGGTAGATAAATCATGGGATTATATATGGCGATGTATGTATTATAGATTTATTCATGAAAATATGGAGGCATTAAATAATAACCCTAGAACGCGTCGTATGGTTTGGCAAATGAATAATATGAAACCAACAGAATTAAAAGTATTATTAAGTGATGCTGAAGAATATTTAGCTAAGTTGAGTAACTAAAAAATCTTCCCATAAAGCATTTATCATACCACTGGGGTCTGGATTATATTCACAAATAACATGTGCTTTCTCTTCTGGCAAATTATTAATTAAATATTCGGCAAATAACTTATGATGTGTATCCAAAAATATTTTAAAGTGATAATACACATGTTCATCTTCTTTTTTTAAATCTTGTAATTTCAAAACTCCTTCATTATTACTATTTTTTTTATAAGCTTCTAATTTTGGGGGATATGCCTTTATAATAGTTTTCCATATATTTAATTCAGGATTAGATGTTGTGTCAAGACTTTGTTCTATAATTAAAAATCCAGTATCTGTTTTGTTTTTTTGATATAAACGACTATAATTTCCAACTTCTTCCAGAGTGATTACATCTCCTACTTCTAACGTAGTGTGTTCCGTTTCTCTGGAAAATACTCTTTTAACTGGATAGCCAAGATTGGAACAAAAATAGTGATATATAGAATTGTAGAAATCCCGACAAATATTATTATATTCTTGTCCTAAAAGTTCAGGAATACGATGTCTTAAAAAATTAGGTGTAAGATCATTACGAACTTTAACTGGAGGTTTTAAATTTAACATTGCTGATGAATTATTTATATAATAACTATTACCTGGCATGATTATATCTATAAACCTATTCTTTTAAATATGATAATAAACGCATATAATCTATTTTAATTTGGTATGATTATACTTAATTATTAACTTTAACAGTTTTTCTACAATTCGATAAATCTATATATTACACTGACAAAAAAGAATTAAGACAAACTTTAATAAGTTGTGTAATATATAGTTTTAATGTTTTTGCGTATTGTATGGTTGCTCTTACCAACATTAATCATACAGAGGTAAAGTAGGATCAAGTTGTCGTAGTAATTCAGTATTTTCGTGTCTTAAACGGGAATTTTCTTTCCTTAACCATTCAACTAAACTCAGTCCTTCCATAGCAGCAGCACTTTCTTCCCGAGCTTGAATATCTATCAAATCTGCTTTATGAATACACCAACGAGAATTTCCCATGGCGGATCCCTTTATTGGTAAGGCAGCACTACTGGGGTTACTACATTCAACTAATAACCCAGTTGTTATTTCACTATCATCTACAATTCCATAATCATTAATAGTATTTCCATTTTCAAGAATATTATCATTGTAAAATAAAACTAATTTGTTAAGCTCTATACCCATTTTATTTGCTATCATAGACCTTAATGAATCAACTGTATCATCAGGGCTAATTTCAAATGTGGTTGTTCTTGTTTTATTTAGTGATTTTATAAGTAACTTCATTCCTCCAAGCATATTGTATTTATTTCTTCTAGAATATTTACGATTATATTTTTTATTATTTTTTTTTGACAATGATGACATTATTATATATATATATAATAAATATAAAAAATTTAAATGAATAATAAATAAATATTAAATGATAGATTTGTATTATTCTATAAATATTTCTTTTACAGTGTCATGTAAAGATTAAAATATTTATAATATAGTATAAATATGAATGATGATTTAGTTACATTAAAAAATTATATTAAAGAACAATATTCTAAAGATAATTTAATATTTTTATATAGTAAAATTATAGAAATAAACCGACGAATTCAAAAAAGTCAAGAAACCTTAATAAAACATGGAGATGATTTATCCGAAGAGCAAAAATCTAATATGTCAGATGTTATTAAAATGACCTCTGTAAGTTATAATAATTTAAAACAACAATTTAATAATTTAATGACTAATTCTGGTGGTCATAATATAATGATTTTATTAAATGACCATAGTCGATTTATTGTAAATATTGATATTCTAAATTATATGGTTAGTAATAATTATATAAATATTGAACTATTTGAAAGAATAGTAGAAGATACGGATGAAAGAAGAGAATTTATAATAACACATATTGCGTTAATACCAGAATTAATAGCTATTTCTTATCTCACTCGTAATATTATATTATATGATATTTGTTCAATTGAACCCCAATTTAAAATAACTAATTATTTATTAAATGAAAATAAGTTAAAAATGCTTTTATTAGAATATTCATATTTTGGAGAAGGATGTTTTACTGATTTTCATTGTATATCACTTCTATATACTAGACCAACAATTCTAATTAGAAATATTATGATTGAATTAAATCAATATATTCAATCTACGTGCGTATTTATGTTTGTTTTGAAAACAAATGAAAGCACATTTGGGTGGATTTTAGAAAGAACACGTTGTCACGGAGTTACACAAAATATGCGAGTGTTGATAATATTTAAAATAATAGAAAATGTTTTATATACATATAAACCTAAGTTTTATTACTTTTCTTTTAATGATTTACGTGATGGCAGTATGAATATGATAATTAATGAACAGATGTATGTTGATATTATTAAACCTAATGGAGAGAAAGATTTAGAATTGCGATATAGACCTATATTAGAATATAATGAAACAAAAACAACTTTAAAAAGTGATATCACATTATATGTAGATCCAATAACTGGTAATAAAACATTAAATAATAATGATAAAGATTGTGAAGTGAATTGTCAAAAAATTCAAATTTATGAAATAGGAGGAGAAATATTAAAAACTCTGCTTCAAATAGAACAAATGTCAAAAGTGAAATCGAATAGTGTTGTTTTTTTCGGTAGTTCACATGACCATCCAACGATTTTTCATAAATATAATTATACAATTGAAACAATAAAAGAACATTATAAAATAATAACTGGAAATGCGGCTAAAGTAGACACATGCGACTTTCAATCGTATTGTCCTGTATATCATCCATATTTATGCGACAAAGACTCTAATTTTAGAAATAATTATAGTAAACCAAATTGGTTAGGTGAGCGAAGAAGAACTAATTCAAAAGGAAATCAAGCGCCTTGTGTATCGGATCAACGTTTCTGTAATATGTCATACAGTGAAGCCATATTACGAATGGACCAAGAAAATATAGAAATGAAACATATGCCTTCTCGGAATTATTCAAGTAAACCAATATATTGTAAAATATATGAAGATATTGGTAATGAACAAATGGGACAGTTTGATGGTGGAAAATATAATAAAACAAAATCTATAAATTATAAAAATAGCATAAGAAAAAGGTCTAAAAATATTAGAAAAAGATCTAAAAATATAAGAAAAATGTCTCGAAAATAATTAATATCAAATGACATTATAACTATTGAAAGGGTAAATAATTAAATATATATTTTATTTTTTTTGTAAAATTGCGTTTGAATTACAAATTGTTACAGCACTTTTGTTTAGCATTATTGTATAATTACTTTATATTATTTTAATTAATATTGGGTCTTTATAATATTTTATCTTACTAATATATATAAAAATAATAAATGACATTATATGAAAAAAGTAATTATAGAGGAAGTTCATTAAGAAAAAATAATAGAACTAAAAAAAGTAGAAATAATAAATTTCAAATGAATGGAGGCATGTTTATAATTGTAAAACGACTTTTTAATGAGGGTGAATATGCATTAGAAATTGAAAGCTCTGATACGATTGAGTCTGTTAAGGATCATATTTTTACTAAAACTGGTATTCCCGTTGATAAGCAGCGCCTTATATTCAATGGTAAGCAGTTAGAAGATAATCACACTTTAGCAGATTATCGTATACTTAACAATAGCGTTATTACGCTTGTTTTACGATTACGCGCGCCTCCTGTTGATTTTAGGGAAATATTTGATGTTGATCATCCTTTATTCGAATCAGGATATGATCAAAATGCTATACAAAATGCGCTTATCGTTTTTAGAGATGAATATTACGACAAGGTATTAAATTTTCTTAAACGCTCATAAATCTCGTTTGATTAAAGATACTATTAATCAATGAAATTAATACGCCATATATTAATTTCGTAAGATTACTATAATCTAGTAATACTATTATGATATAAACAATAAGAAATATATGCATATTTTGTTAACAAGTTTATATTGTTTCTTTAATAGGGCGTAAGTTATTATCTATTTTACAACATTTACATAAATTGTTATGAATATTCCATATAAAGAAACTAAAATAATTTTGTTATTAAAATCTATAAAAAATTATTACTGATTTATTATTTCAATCCTTACATCGTTTGATATGTATAATTTTATAAAATCACACATTAAAACAATGTGATTATAATTCGTCTTTTTCATATGTTCCATCTATTGGGACTTTACGGATAAATTCTAATATATTTTTTAAATCAATTTCCTTACTAATTAATCGTAATCGTTCAATAATTTCTAATTTAGTATATCTTTTATCGTATTTATTTTCTGAAATTTTCCATAGAAAATCATTAACATTATTACCATGATATTCTATATTGTCAAATACTTTAATATTTGTTTTTTTAAAATTATCTAATAAATAGCATTCTAAATTTGTATTTTTTTGTATATAAAAACTTATAGAATTAATACCATTTTGTTTGTTAAATGCGTAATAATGACAATTATCGTGTAATACAATATGTATATCTGGAGGTAAATCAAGCGGTTCAAATATAAGTAAAGGTATTGTCATTTAAAATATAAATATCTAAATATATATTAGATATATTTATTAAGATTATACTTTTACCGCATCTAGTTAAAAAAACGCGAAATCCATCCAAGACTATTTTTATTTTTCAAATACGCTAGTTGATGAATTAATATTCTATTATCATTTTTAAGTTTATCAATAGTATCCATTAATTCTATTTTTTCCAATAATCTTTCCTCAATATTTTTTTGATAGCAACCGATATCCTTTTTCAGTGATACTATATAATGGTCTCGTTCATGAATTATACTTTTATCTAAATTATATGTTCTACTTAATCTTTGTTCCAATTCAATAATACGCTGTTCCAAAAATATTATTTTACGGTCTCGTTGAATAATTGTTTCTTCTAAATACATATTTTGCTTTTGTAAATCATTTTTTTTCCTCATATAATTTTTCCACCATAATTGAATTTTAATAATACTATTTTTCATGTTACAAAAAAAATTCCTAACAATATTTTTTTTTATAATTGATATCAGTCTATCTATTTTAACTAATTTTTTATGATATTGATAGGTTATACATTTAGTTTTAATATATCTAGATATTTGATGTAATGCTAATTTTTTTAAATAGTCTTGTTTATATAATAAAATTTTAAAAAATGTTTGTATTCGAAATGCGCTACGATTAATATGATAATCTTTTTGTAATAAAGTAGACCATAATATATTTTGTAAAATATATAAAGATTTTTTAATATTATGATAGATATTGAGTTGTAGCATACTTTTAGAATATTTTTGTAATATTATTATACTCTCAAAACGATTTATCGTGTATCTATTTTTAATTGTTTTGTAATATTCTTCTGTTAAAAAAATACGACTTTTACCTAATACATATTCATTATCACTATCTAAAATATAATCTCCATAATCTTTATAAAATTTTTGTTTATTAAAATGATAACTATATCCTTCTTTAAGTATCGTTATTAACTGAATAACTCCATTGTAAACTAATTGTTCTTTTACAATACTTTGAATTAATTTCATTGGTTGTTCATTATTATTCGGTTTAATACATTTAATAAAATGCAAATGACTAACTTTAATATTTTGTATAAAATCATCTAAATTATTACGAAACTGATTTGTTATGGAATTTATTTTTAATTTACCAATACCACGTTTTTTCTTTGTATTTAAACCAACTTCTGTAAATAACTGTGTTATAAAATTATCTATATCCAAATTTAATCTATCTAAATTTACATTGAGAAAATTATTCACATTATATTCTATTTTACCGGCATAATGTTCTATTTCGAACGATTTATCTATTGTAATTTTTTGTGTAGAAAAAAATTTATGATTACTAAATAATAAATTCAATTTCTGTAAAAATCCAATATTATTACCTTTTGGAAGCATACATTCTTCATCTAGTGTTATAAAAATACGTTCAATTAAATCTATTTGTTCGTTATTTAATACAGGTATAATATTATTAATGGTAATTTCCTCGTCACGATATAATTTAATTTTATCTTCAATTAAAATTTTATTTAATAATCCTTGTAAAATTTCATTAGCATAATTAATACATAGTTGTTCAAGACTATTTTTTTTTAAATTTTCAAAACCAAAAATATCAAGAATACCAATTTTTAATAAACCAGTTGTTTCTACATTATTATAGAATATATTCATTTGTTGAACTATCCATAAAAATAAAAAATCATATAATTTCATAGCTAATGTATCGCGCAATTCTTTAAATTCTGTTTCATTATAAATTTTTTCAATAATATCATCTTGGATATTCATGTTTTTTTTTGTAAGTAATTCTTTATACATTGGATCAATTATACTTCCATATTCTAAATGGACAATTTCATTCACAATTTTTATTATTTTGGATATAAAATCAATTTGATGAAGATTAAATCCGGCTTTTTCTAATAGTATTTTAATTTCTATAAAATCGCGATTAAATACATGAAATTTTTCGGCAGGTTCTTTATTTAAAACTCGTGGTTTTTCAAGTAAATAAATACTAGTTGTCATGCCAACACACACCGCATTTTGATAATATAATTCTATAAATTTTCCAAATCGACTACTATTATGATTTTTTTCAGTGGAAGCATTTCCAAACATTTATAATACTAAAACAGATGCTTCTATTTTTTCTAATAAATTATCAACACTACTATAATTATTTAAAAAGTGTATTATTTGTTTCACTGTTTCCGTTTTACCCGATCCACTTTCACCTGATACAATTATTGTCTGACTTTCACCTTCTAATATTCCATTGTATACTTTTTCAATTGTTCTAAATAGATGAACAGTATCTTTATTTTTTAAACTATAAATATTTTCATCATCCCTAAAATATTGATATGGATTAATAGAAAGTAATATATCACCTAATCCTGTATAGATTTGTTTATTTTTAAATCGTTCATCTAAAATCATAATACATTTATCTATAGTAATTTCTTCTGTATATAATAAATTATCCATATGATGCCTATTGTATATTATAGTTTACATTTTATATTTTTACACACACCCGCTTAAATTAAAATATATTAGTGTCTTTTACAAAAACATCACTATACTATCTTCATATTAAAAAATAAACTAAAATAAACAAAAAAAATTGAATTATTTTTTTTCCAAATAAAAAATTATTACAAAATGACTAATGATGTTTGTATAAATAATATTAAACTTATGGGTATAAAGTGGATTGATAATATATTAGACGGTGAATTAACTTTAACAAAATCAGGTTCAATTTCACATTTATTATATGGTTCAAAACCAAGTGAACAATCAATAAATATTAAAGTAGGTAGATTAGGTGAATTTATAGCAAAAGAACTAATAAAAACAAATAAAAATTTAGAATTATTATATTGCGGTGTTCAGTGTATTAATGATAAAAAAAAAGATGTAGATTTAATTTTTAAAGATGAAATGAAAAATGTAATATATTATCGAGAATTAAAAGGGAATATTGAGCTTGACACTGAAAAATTGCCAGCAACTATAAATAAATGTAGAGAGATTGAGAATTCATTAAAAAAAAAACATGAAAATTATACGATTGATTGTGGAATACTTAATTGGAGCGTTTATAATCGTAAAATATTAACTGCTGGACTTTCAAATATAAAAACATTTGAAAGTAGTGGTATAAAAATAGATCATATGGAAGATTTCTTAAATATCATTAATATTAATTGGATTGAAGATGATTATTATTTATATTTTAGAGAGATAGGTACTAAAATAAAAATAAGATTTGAATAATAATTGTTAATAATTCTTGATAACTAAATGTTTAGTATTAATTTCATCTCCGACACGATTATCATATAATTTAAATTTATATTTTTTTTCATATTCATCAACAATATAACCATTATATAATTCTTCTATAAATGTTGTCTTTCCGATAATCATTAAACATTTAATCTTAGTATTTTTAAAACACATTGCTAATTTTTTTTGCTCTTCTTTACCAAATTGACAATAGCCATAATCCGTAAATTCACTATCGTATGGTGGGTCTAAAAACATAAAATTACTTTCACTATTGTAATTTTCAAAAATATATTCAAAGCCTTTATTTAAAATTTCTGTTCTATTTAATAAAATTTCGTAGTCTTTATTTTTTAATTCTTTATAATTAATAGTTTTATATTTACCAAAAGGAATATTGAATTTTCCATATTTATTATATCGAAGCATTCCTCTAAAACACGTTTTTCTTTGGTAATAAAACCTTTTGGCTGAATCTAACTCATTATTGATTTCCATTTTATCTCTTATGTTGTAATACGTATTTTCATCATTTGGAGACTGTTCCATAAAATTGTAAATTTCTTCACTTTTTCCATTACCTATACTTTTATATAAATCAATTAATTCCGTATGAACATCACTTATAACAGCATTTATAGGATTTAAATAAAAGAACACTGAACCACCACCTACAAATGGCTCAATGTATGTTGTAAAATTTTGTGGAAAATATTTTTCAAACATCTTAATTTCATCTTTTTTTCCACCACTCCATTTTATCAATGGATTTAAATGTTTGGTTACATTTAAAGTATTATCTACATTGTTTGATTGATTCATTAAAGTAAGTAAATCAATTAAATTTTTTTTATTTTTAGATTTACATTTTTTTATCCCAAGTTCACAACACTTTGATAAGAGTTCTGACTTTGATAATTTTGTAAAATCCATTATTTGTAGTATATAAGTAATATATGAATATTATTTATATCAAATTTTTATTTTTTAAATAGATGACATAGTTCAATATAATTTGTTTATTTTAATCTAAGTTTATATTCATCCATATTCATAATACCCATTGACTTATTACAGGTGCTACAAATGGGTCTCAAATTTATTAATTCATCCGAACCTCCATTTTTAAAACTAATAATATGACCAGTTTCAAAACAGCCCTGATTAATTGGATTTATTTCACAACATGGACATAATACATCACCCTCTGAACTCTTATCCTCTGGTTTAATTGTTGAATACCAAGAGCGCCAACATTTATGTCTTGTTTGTGCTCCAAGACGATTTTGAATAGTGTCTAACCAATAACAACCCAAATAAAATTTCTTTCCACTTCTTGTTT